AATTATGCCAAGACCACGTAAGATCAATACCGATGAAGCCGCAGTAAAAGCGGCAGTAGAAACAGCAATGACTCCTGAGCCTACGCCTGTTAAGGCAGAGGTTGAGGCTAACCCCCTACTTGGCCTTTTTGAGCGTGCTACGGAAGAGCAGAAAGATGCAATGCGTAAAGCATTGGGTGTTCAAGCTAGCGTTAAAGCACCTAAGAGAAAGCAGTCTAACTCTGATGCTCAACAGGTATTGGCCGCACGTGGCGGTGGCACTTTTCAACCAGAGGGCTTTCGACCTGTTCCCCCTGAAGGTGTAGCGCAAAACGGATCTGATGCCGTTAGGCGTTGGACTGCGCGTTGGGAGAATGGACAGACCTTTTCTTCAAGACAGGCTGAGATTGAAGGAATGGACGCAGAGGCTCTTGCTGCTACAGCGATTGAGTAATGGCTGAAGCAGATACGATTAGGGCTAAGTCAATTAACTCCGCAGTGTTCTTTGGAGAAGCGGCTAATATTGGAGCAGCAGACATAGGCATAGCTGATCTGTCTGACTCCTTTACTGTGCCACGATTGACTACTACCGAAAGGGATGCCCTAACCGCTGTAAATGGTATGATCATTTACAACAGCAGTACAAACAAATTTCAAGGGTATGAAAACGGGTCTTGGAGTAACCTAATATGAACGTATTAGAGTGTTTGCAAGCAGGTTTAGCACGTGTGGGGCTGAATACTACCAACACAGACTTCCAGACTCAAGCACGTTTTTACCTCAACTCTACACTGCAACAGCTAACAGGTGAAGCAACTTGGTGGTGGTTGCATAAGTCGAGTACTATACAATGCACAAGAGAGTTTACTCTTACCAGTGTTACAGGCACTTTCTCTGCTACTGATACGATTACGGGTGTGGATAGTGGAGCAACCGCTACTGTAACTGCGTGGGATTCTACCAATAAGATTCTTACGGTAAAGGATGAAACAGGTGCATTTACTTTAACTGAACAAGTAAAAGTTGATGATTCAAATAAAGCCACCTTGAGCAGTATGGCTAGTACTAAAGAATACAGTCTAGCCTCTGACCTTTCTTACCCACTATCTTTTCGTAATCGTTCACAGGATTACGTCATATCTATCATAGGTAACGAAGATATTGACCTTCGTGACCCTGACCAATCGCAAACAGGTGAGCCTAATGGCGTTGTAATGATTGGGTTAGATTCTTCTGGCAATCAGAAGGTGCAGTTATATCCTGCTCCAGATGACTCTAACACTATTATAGACTATCGCTACTATGGCTACTTGTCTGACTATACTTCTGGTGATGACAGTGTTGATCTAACTCAGAAAGTCCCTAAGATCCTGCAACCTGCTTTATACTTTGGCATAGCTAAACTATACAAGCAAGAAAAAGGAGACTTTGAGGGCGCACTTGTAGAGCTTGCTGAGTATCGCCAGGTTGTTGATCGTGCTTTGAACATTAACAGGCAAAACGATGGCAACCGTAGGTATAGGATGGAACGAAGAGATAGGTATCCTGCTTTCTCCTTTACCCCTGTAGATGGAACCGTAGGTAGTGCATAATGCCTTATCAAGGTGGGTCGATACAACTTGGACCGTGGACTGAGGGAGTTGTTTACAACAGACCTCCAGAAGATGTTGCGGCTAATGAGTTGTCTAGTATGCGTAACTGCCGTATCAATGCGGCAGGTGCAGTAGAGAAACGTAAAGGGTTTGCTTCCTTTAACGACCAAAGTGCTATCTCTGGCACTCCTACTGTTACAGGCGCACATGAGTATGATTACACTAGTAGTGCTTCCCACACAGTAATAACGGCAGGGAATAAAATATATTATTACAACAGTGGGTGGACAGACATAACAGGCAGTGTAACCATTACAGCAGGGGATGATAACACGTTTTCTTTTGTTACCACAGGAGAAAAAAGTAGCAATAACAATAGGATGGTTGCTACTAACGGTGTCAATCCCCCTATCGTATGGAACGCATCAGACGCTTCTGTTTCAGTACTAGGTTTAGACTCTCGTTTTACTACAGCACAACATATTGCGTGGTGGGATAATAGACTATGGTGCGCTAATACGAACGCAGATGATAATCGTATTTGGCGTTCTAATATATTAGATATAGAGACTTGGGGAGCAACAGACTTTTATAACGTAGGCAGTGCTATTACGGCTATTGTTCCTACTCAGAGTTATCTTGCTATACACACCGAAGATGGAATCCACACGCTAACGCCTACTGGCAACACTTCTATCCCTTTTCAGCTACAGCAAACCTCTCAAGCAGGGACAATCTCTTCACGTGCTTGCATTACATTGCCTAACGAAAGGCAAGTGTTTGTACGTCCAGATGGAGTTTATATGTGGGCAGGCAGCGAAGAGATTAACAAGATATCTTACGCTTTAGATGATGGATATTGGCCTAATTTAAACGCTTCTCGTTTAAAGAAAACGCACGCAGTGTATTATCCAAGCGTAAACGAAGTGTGGTTTTTTGTTCCTGAAGGTAGCTCATCAAAGATGAATGAGTGCATTATTTACAATGAACGATTCAACATATGGTTTGGGCCGTATGACAATTTTGAGCGGTGTTGTTCTGCGTTAATAAATGAAGAGCCACACGCAGGGGGATATAACGGCAAGTTATACGATATGGTGAGTGCAGGGTATAATGACGATGGGAACCAACCAATCGAAGCAAACTTTACTACAGGCGCACCTGCTCCAAGTGGCAGTGACGTTTCGCTACGTTGGCTATATGGACGCACCTTCTTTGATGCTGTTGGTAACTATAATCTTTTAGTTACGCAAGAATCTGGTGGGCTAACTGCTAGTACTAATACTATAAACTTAGAAGATGCAGGGTTTGAGCTTGATACAGACCTTTTAAATCAAGGCAAGTTAGGCACATTGCGTATGATTTCTGCTGACACAGATTTAAGTGGATATGATTCTCAATGCACGTTAAATTACAATAATAGCGTAGTAGACCAACATTTTCGCATACGAAGATCAACTATGGTATATAGACCTATTGGCAGAATGCGAAGAGCAAAATCGGGTGTTAGCTAATGGCAACGAGCACTGGAACATTTGGGATTCCAAATGCCTGGATATACAACTCTGGCGCATACAACAATACAAGTGGCACAATAGACCAAAAAAAAGCAAGAGACTATCTGCGTGGACAGCTACCAGACTATACATTTAGCGATCCAGAGCTTGATATATTGGTTGCTGGTAATTACCTCCCTAACGCCCCTGAAACATATCTGACTAACTACACTGCACCATCCGCAAAGGTTGTAGCAGATGGTGGAAGTACTGATGTGAATACTGGTTCTACTGTTGTTGTAGATGAAAAAGTTAGTGGCGGTGCGCTGCCAACAGATTTTCAACTAGATCCTGTTGTAAGCGGTGACGAACCTCCCCCTCCACCCCCTAGCGATGCCCCCTCTCCACCTTCTAGTAGTGGCACTGGAGATTCTGCAGAAGTTAGTGACTCTGTGCTTGGAGGAGGCACGCAAGCGCAAGCTGCCCCATACTTTGACCCACAAGGTGGTGGAAGGTTTTATGGCACTGGGGGTGCTTTTGTAGACCCAATTTACGGGAATATACAATACGGAACTGGAGTTGTTCCCCCTACGCTTGCAGGAGATGCGGCTCAATATAATGAGCTATTCCCACCTTACTTGTATGGCAATGCTCCTTCGCAAACGCTTGCAGACTTAGATAAGATTGGATTGGGGCTAGATTTCATACGAAATCTTAATGTTAGTAATGATGAATACCAACAATTATTAACTGGTTGGTGGAATCAAGTTTTCACTCCATTGTATCAAAGGCGAATAGCTAATACGCAAACAGACGTAGAGGTTTCAGGCGGTGGGCTTGCGCCTTTAAGCGATACAGGTCGAATAAGAGGCGTAGGAGCATCAGTAAGTCCATCAACATTGTTTAGTGGAATGAATCAATTTGCTAGTACTCCCTCTTTGCAACTTGAATCTGCTCCTGATTCATTGTACAACCAACTGTTTAGCGGCACAGGGGACATAAGCACTGCCTTAATAAATAGTTTGGGTAATTTATCATTAGAGCCAGATCAGTTTAACATTGGCAATTTAGATGCTACGCAACAAAAATTATTAGCTGATTTAGGTATTATTAACGTAGGATCGGATCAATTTGATCTTGGTTCACCGCAAGATATTGTATCCACGCGTGATAATTTAATTGATAGATTAGGCAAAATTTTATTAAGTCCAAACGATTTTGGTATTGGACCTAACGTAGCACAAGATTTACGTGATAGATTAAATATCAACGTAGGAGAGGGTCAATTTACATTAGATCCTAATCTTGCTACCAATCTGCTAAATCAATTAGGACTTATTGAGGTAGGCGCAGGATCACCAGGAATAGTTGGACCTGGTGATGTTATAGATCCAGTGGCAGGGTTTACCCTTGCTCCTGAAACTGCTGACATTCTCAGAACGCAGTTGATTGACGCAATATCTCCACTAACCAGAGATGATATAAGCGTTGATCCACTTGCTATAGGTCAAGGCATACGAAGTGATATTCTTAGCGGCATCTCTCCTTTAACTTCGGCAGATATTGGTTTAGGTGAAGATCAGATAGCGGATCTGTTAAATCCATTGCTATCTAGTATTGGAGCGTTGCCAGAACAGTTTAGCAGAGGTGCAGGATTAGATTTAGGTAGGCAAATTGGTGCGTTAGAAAATAGACTGTCTGGCATTGAGGAGTTTAGTGCAGGGGATCAGTTCTTACGTCCAGAGACTACTGCTGCACAAGGGCTATATGACCTTCTATATGGCACTACAGGCGGCAGTGGACCTAGTGGAGGCATCTCAGGGTTTCAAGCTCCTGCAAGCATACAACAACTATCAGATCAGATAGGCGCATTTGGAGACAGTCCTACTGGAATTGCTGCACAAATACAAAACCTGCAAAGAGGGTTAGGTCAGCTAGATTTCTCTCAATTACAAGATTTACCTGATCTGTCTGCGTTAGTAGGTGATCTTGGCTTGTTGAACGAACTTACGCCAACAGGCGTAGATAGTCTTACTCAATTAACAAGCACATTGGGTCAGTTTACTCAAG